CAACGTATAATGATGCAGGCAACCTGCTTACTTTGTCTGCTGACTTCGGTGAGTTTGATACTGACGACGTTAACGAAGGTAGCACCAACAGATACTTCACTCAAGCGAGGGCAAGAAATGCTTTTACTTATGGTAACGGTATACAGCACGACGGCAGTGGCGGTCTTTCAGTTACTCAGTCGGATATCAACACTGATAACGTCACAGAGGGATCAACCAACATCTTCTTCACTAATGCCCGCGCTCGCGGTGCATTCAGTGCTAGTGGCGATCTCGGTTACAATGCTTCTACTGGTGTCTTCTCCTTTACGGAGCGCACTGATGCTCAGGTAAATGGACTTGCTGATACTCGTATTGCTCTGAATATCGGTGCCAACCTGGATCTCTCCAGCAAGGACACTGGTGATTTGACAGAGGGCACCAACCTCTATTACACCAACGCTCGTGCTGATGCTCGCATTGCACTTCAAGTTGGTGCAAACCTTGATATTAGCAACCAGTCTACAAGCGACCTGTCTGAAGGCACTAACCTTTACTATACAAATGCTCGTGCTGATGCAAGAGTTGATGCAGGATTTGCTGCTAAGGACACTGGTGACCTTGCAGAAGGCACCAACCTTTACTACACAGATGCTCGTGCTGATGCGAGAGCAGATCTGAAAGTTGCAGCAGCAACTGGTGCATCTCTGGATCTGTCTCAAAAGGACACTGGAGATCTTGCAGAGGGCACTAACCTTTACTTCACTAATGCTCGCGCTCAGGCAGCAGTTGGCGCTGCTGATGTGGGTCTGGGTAATGTTGACAACACTTCAGACGCTGACAAGCCTGTCAGCACTGCTCAGCAGACTGCTCTGAATGCTAAGCAAAATACTTTGGTTGCTTCTGATTACTCCAGTCTCACTGAGGACACAACCACTGGAGCTCAGACTGACATTACAATCGCTGCTAATCGCACTGTGAATGATGTCCTCGTCTTTGCTGATGGTTTGATGAAAATTCCTACCACAGATTATACAATCACTGGCACTACCCTTACCTTCACTACCGCACCTGGCAACGGTGTTACCGTCCACGTCCGCTACCTCCCTCTTGGTTGATAACTAATGGCTAAACCTACTTCTAAAGCAGAATTAAAGGAGTACTGCCTCCGTAGACTGGGTAAACCAGTCTTGGAGATTAACGTCTCCGATGATCAGATCGATGATGCTATCGATTATACCCTGCAAAAATTCCAACAGTTTCACTACGATGGATGTGAAAAGGTTTATCTGAAGCATCAACTTACTCAGGATGATATTGACAGAGCAAAGCTCGTCACTAACACAACTGGTGATGGTGCCAACGCATCTATTTGGTCAGAGTATCGCAGTTACATTGAGATTCCTGAGCACATTCTTTCTGTTGAAGGTCTCTTCGGTTTTACCGACAAGGGCACCAGAAACATGTTTGATATTCGTTATCAGATGAGACTGAATGATTTGTATGACTTTACGTCTACTCAGTTTTATCATTACTATATGATCCAGCAACATCTGGAAACGATTGACTTCTTGCTGGAAGGTATGAAACCAGTTAGATATAGTGCTGTCCAAGACAGACTGTATATTGACTTTGACTGGAAGGCAGATGCTCTGGTTGATCAGTATATTGTTATCAAAGCATATCGTGCTCTGGACCCTGACACATGGACAGAGATTTACGACCAGATGTGGGTCAAAGATTATGCCTCTGCTAAAATTAAAAAGCAATGGGGCACAAACCTCACCAAGTTTACTGGAGTCCAAATGCCAGGCGGCGTGACTCTGAATGGTGAGATGATTTATAACGATGCTGTAGATGAGCTCAAGAATCTAGAAGAGCAACTACGCACCGAATGGGAATTACCACCACTAGACATGATCGGCTGATATGGCAACTAACTCCTTCTTTACACAAGGCACAACTGGGGAGCAGGATCTCACAGAGAATCTTGTCATCGAGCAGATCAAGATGTTCGGTAAAGATGTGTACTATATCCCGAGGACATTGGTCAATGAGGATACTGTTTTTGGAGAGGATAATCTATCATCATTCAATGGCGCTCATCTTATTGAGGCGTACATCGAAGACGCGAATGGCTTCCGTGGTGATGGAGACATGTTTAGTAAATTCGGAGTCAGAATCTCCGACCAAGTAACGTTTATTATTTCACGGAAAAGGTTTACTGAAGAAGTAGACGACAACGCACAACTTATAGTAGAAGGACGACCAAATGAAGGTGACCTCGTATATTTCCCCCTTGCTAACAAAACTTTTGAAATCCAATTCGTTGAGCACGAAGTACCCTTCTATCAGCTCGGAAAGATTCATGTCTGGGGTTTACGTTGTGAGCTCTTTGAGTACTCTGACGAAGACTTCAATACAGGAGTCGCAGAGGTCGATGCTATCGAGCTCAACTTTGCCAACGCTATCACCGTCACCGTCGCTTCGGGTGGGTCAGGAGACTTTACCGTTGGTGAGACTGTTACGGGCGGTACCACCAACACTACTGCTGATGTGAAGTCTTGGGATTCTGCAACTGGTAGACTCGTTGTCATCAACAGGTCTGGTAGATTTACTATCCCTGAGACTATTACTGGCAATACCTCCAGTGCATCTTGGACAAGCGCAAATTACAACACCCTAAATAATGTGAATACTTCTGACACAATCGATACCAACTGGACCATCGAAACACAGGCAGATGGAATCATCGACTTCACTGAGGGTAATCCCTTCGGTGAGTTTGGTAACTCTGGAGGCACTCTGTAATGCTAGGCACTTACACATATCACGAAATTATTAGAAAGACAGTTGTCGGATTCGGCACACTGTTTAATAACATCGAGCTTCGTCGCACAAAGGGATCGAAGACCGAAGTTATGAAGGTGCCTCTGGCATACGGTCCTAAGCAGAAATTCTTGGCACGTCTCCGCCAAGTCGGTGATCTGACTACACAAGATCAGGCACAGATCACACTTCCTAGAATCTCCTTTGAGATTCAGGGTATCTCATATGATCCCACTAGGAAGTTGTCTCCTATCTCTGCTATCAGAAACACCAAGTCTGATGGTAACGAGGCAAAGTCTTTCATGCCTGTGCCATATAATGTTAATTTTGAATTGGCAATTCTTGCTAAGAATCAGGATGACTCTCTACAAATCTTGGAGCAGATTCTTCCTTATTTCCAACCAAGTTTTAATCTTACCATGAATCTGATTCCAGATCTCGGTGAGAAGAGAGACTACCCAGTGACCCTTACGTCAGTGGATTACAGTGATGAATATGAGGGTGACTATGACACACGTCGCACACTTGTATATACGCTGCAATTCGTTGCTAAGACCTATCTGTATGGTCCTGTCAACGATGCAACTGGCGAAGTCATCAAGAAAGTCCAAGTGGACTATGCAACCGAGGTAGATCGCACAGCACCTCGCGAGATGCGCTACACGGTCCAACCAGATCCTCTTACTGCGGATCCCTCAGACGATTTCGGATTCAACGAATTCTCATCGCATTTCGTTGATTCTAAAGATTATAACCCAGTCACAGGACAAGATGAATAATTTTGAAGGTATCGAAGACGCTCTTGATGTCGATAGTGATATCGTCCCATCATCAAAACCCGCACCTCCAGTGCCAGTAGAAGAGTTTGCTTCCACAAAGGAGCAACTCAAGAAAGATTATGAATACACAAGAGGCAACCTATACTCTCTCATTGAGAAAGGACAGGAAGCAGTTGACGGTATCCTTGATCTTGCTCAACAGTCTGATCAACCAAGGGCATTTGAAGTTGCTGGTCAGTTGATCAAGCACGTTGGTGATGTAGCAGATAAACTCGTAGACCTTCAAAAGAAAGTTAACGAGATTGAAAATCCCAAAAAATCGAAAGAAGTTAATACCACAAACAACACTATGTTTGTAGGTAGCACAGCAGATCTCGCTAAGTTTCTAAAACAACAACGCGATAAATAGTAATCGTAGGAGTACGTATTAACAATGTCAGTATTAAACGTCATTGACACCCAAACCATTTCTGCAAGTGGCAGTGGCTACGTTGTGGTGAGCTCAGGTGTCCTTCGCTGCTATGCAGCATCAGCGTCCACTATCAAAATCGATGCTGGTCCTGCCGTAACACTTGCAGCAGGTGAAGCACTGCTCCTGTCTTGCGGTAAGGCAAAGAATGCTCAGATCAGTGCAATGACTGACTCAGCAACCGCCGTCGTCACCGTCCTTGGTGGTGGCACCCCTGCACACAGATTTGCCGTTGGTGATTATATTGCAACTCAAGCAAATAGCGATACAGCATTTACGAGTGACTTCGTTGCTGCTGCATCAGGTGGTAAGAAAGTAACTGCAGTTACAGACACCACTATCACTACGGATTATGATTCTAGTGGAGCAAGTGCAGATTATGCCTTATCAAGTGCCGATGTTGCAGCGGGGACCGTCCCCACTATTAGAAGAGCAGTCAAACTTACGGCTGGGGGTGCCGACGTTGTTGTCGAGCAAGTCCAAGTCGTCGGAGGATGACGAATGCCAGCAGTCTCAAGAGCCCAACAAAGATTCTTCGGGATGGTTAGAGCGGCTCAAAAGGGCGACCTCAAATCGCCGTCGCCACAGGTTCAAAGAACTGCTGCCAGCATAAAGAAAAAGGATGCGAAAGATTTTGCATCCACCAAACATAAAGGTTTACCAGAGAAAAAAATGAAATCTTTTTCCGAAATGCAACACATCCCCGAAGAGGGATATGATCATATGCGTGATCGCAAACTTGAGAAGTATGGCTCAGGTTACAGATCTGCAGGCAGTAGCCGCAGTGT